GAGGGGGCGGGTTTTTCGGGAGCGAGCCAGTTCTTCGCGAACGGTTTCGAGGTCAATGCGACCGCCAGAGGACAGCGTCGCCATGCGAACAATCATTGCGTTGAGATCGCGGAAGTTGCCGCGCCAGTCCGTAGCCGGGTCCAGAGCGTATTCAAGGAAACACTTTTTAGCCTCAGCGTTGAACGTACCTGTTGCTCTCCTACATCAAGTTCGTCAGCAAATGCCGGTACGGCATCACGGAACTGGAAAACCTCCCGCAGTTCGGCAGTCGGAATGTCGACGCCGGCGATCTCCATCTCCGTGCCATGCTTTCCGTTCCAGCCGATAGCGCCTCCGGCGTTTATCGTGCCGTAGGCGATTCGCTGATCGATAGCGAACGATACATGCTTTGTTCCTGCGCCGCAGTCGAAACTGATCGTGGACTCCTCGTCCTCTTCATCGTCGCCGTAGGAATCCGTGCTGGTTTCCGCTCGGTACATCGCATTCACCTTGAACGTGGTATCGCCCTCGCGGCTGTCGATCTCGATGGCGTCCAGCGGGAGGCTGTGAAGCGTCTTCGGGGCAGTATTGAGGACAGCGGTCAGTGCCGCATCCTCGTCCGCGGCATCGAAAACGATGTACGGAACCTCGACTGACGTATATCGTCCCCAGCGGTCAATGCTGGTAGCGTGTTCCTTGTAATTCTGTTCGATTTTTGCCGCCATATAAACTCCTGTTATGTTTGAAAAAAACTGGGGAGCCACGCGGCTCCCCGTACCCAAAGCCTGAGGCAGAGGGGGTGTCGTTATCCGTAAGTCAGAGCCTTGTCCTGGCCGATCTTCTTCAGCAGCTTGTTCGTCTGCTGCGTATTCTTCGCCATCTGCTCGGTCGCCTTTGCCGTCCGTTCCTGCGCACCGCCGCCGAGGAGAGCATCCAAGGCTTCCGAACTCCATGCCCCCATCGACTTCTCTCCGGCAGAGGAGATTTCCTGAATCTTCACCTCGGAGCGTTCCGTCTCCTCGGCGGCGGTTTCTGTCCGTTCGCGGATTTCTTCGACCCTATCAGCTTTCTCCGCAGCTTTCTGTTTGACCTCGTCCATAGCTTCCTGCCAGGCTGCCCGTGCGCTGGCAATCTCTTCGGCGGCCCCGGTCAGAGCATCCTGATACGCTTTCTGGTGTTCCAGAATCTCCTGCGTCTGTGCTTCGTCAGCGCTCGCATTCGCTCTGTCCCAGTCATCGTTGATGCTCGCAAGCTCTGCTTTTCTCTGCGCTGATGCCTGCGCCTTCGCGTTTTCTCTGGAGCTCTTCCGTTCATTGTACGCTTGTTCGACGCGGGCGATCTCGGCCTCGACTTCTTCGTCCGAGTCGAAGAAGCCCTTCGTCTTGATCCAGACCTTCTGGATTTCCAGCACGGTCTTCTCGAAAGCCGTGATGATGCCGTTCCAAATAAAAGCCCATGCGTCCTGCATGGCGTTGCCGATGGATTTAAGGCCGTAGAGAAGCCCGTACCAGAGGTTGTTCCCCAGCTTCAAAATGGAGTACACGATGACAGTCCAGCTGTCGGCAAGGAACATCTTCAAGCCCGCCCACGCCTTCTTCAGCGGCTGGAGCCCGGTCAGCCAGGCGAGTTTCAGAGCGGCGAGGCCGACTCGCGCAGCACCGGCGAGGTCGCCGGACATGAATGCGGTCTTGATGGTTTCCCACGTCTGCCCTGCGATGTCCCGGATTGAGGTGAACGCGCCCGTAACATCGTCTGCAAGTTCGCTCGCCTCGGCTTTACAGGCCGCCCAGGCTCCGGTCAGCTCCCACACGACGGCAATCACGGCAGCCAAGGCCGCGCCGATAAGGAATGCCGGGGAAGTGATGGCTGCCCACATCGCCAGTGCAATGACCTTGGTGGCAACCATCGCCGTCTGCAGGAGACCGAACAATCCGATCAATCCCTGAATGGCGACCATCGGGGCTAGAACCGCAGCCTTCAACAGGAAGAACACGGTCGAGAGCAGACCGACGCCGACAGCCATCGCCTTGATGGCGAGTCCCGCGGCGATCATCCCGACGCCGACAGCAGCAATCCCGGCAACAACCTTGACAGCCATGATGACCACTTCCTTGTGCGCGGCAATCCACTCGGCGACAAAATTCAGTGTGGAGGACAGCTTTTTCATGTAGGGCGTCAACGCCTCGCCGATGACCCGGCCAATGGCAATCTGGCATCCCTCAATCGCGCTCATCATGATTCGGAACGCGCCACCGATGCCCGCGTCCATCTCCGCCGCCGTCTGATCGGCCACGCCGCCAACACTCTTCAGCCTCGAAATAAATTCGTCCAACTGCTGGACGTTCCCGCCGAGCTGGAGCCCGGCAAGAGAGCCGCGAAGGTCGAAGATTTCCTCTGCGAACCCCAGCCTTTCGGCAGTCGGGAGCTTGTTCATGTGTTTCGCGATGTCGGCGATGATGTCCGGCATCGACCTCAAATTCCCGTTCGCGTCCGTGGTAGCAATCCCGATGGCTTTGAGCTTGTCCTGCACCTTCGTCTTCGCGAACTGCGAGTAGGATTTCCGCAGGGCTGTGCCAGCCAAGCTCCCCTTAATGCCCATGTTCGCCAGAACGCCGAGCGCACCGGACACGTTCACGATGTTGTCGTTCGCGGCCGCCGCCTGCGGTCCAGCCATCTTCAGTCCCTCGGCGAGGTCGGTCAGCGTCTGTGCCGATCCATTGGCTGTCGCGGTCAGGATATCTGCGACATTCGCCATCTTCGAGGTGTCAAGTCCGAACACACGCATGTTGTTGGAGGCGATCTCTGCCGCCTCTCCAAGCTCGGTTCCGGTGGCACGGGCAAGGCTCAGGACGGCGGGAACCGCCGACAGAATCTCGTCCGGCTTCAGCCCCATTCGCCCCATAGCCGTCATTCCCTCGGCCACTTCTTTCGCCGTGTAGGACGTCTCTCGTCCGAGCTTCTCGGCGGCCGCGGTCAGCTTCTTGAACTCTCCCTCGGTCGCTCCCGACACGGCTTTCACCATGCGCATGGCGTCGTCGAAGTCGGCGAACGTCTTCGTGGCAAACGCCATCGGAGCAGCCAGAACACCGGAAACAGCGAGCATGTTCTTGCCGATGCCCGTCAGGGCCGACCCGAAGCTCTTGATCTTCTGCTGGGCCTGCTTCAGTCCCCGCTCAAGTTTCGTCTGGTCGAGCAGGATTTCGACGTATGCGCGTCCCGCTTTCACTTCCCCGGTTGCCGTGCTCATTCTAGTTCTCCTGACACCAGATGTCCCGCAGGATGCTGACTGGCGCTTTCGTTTTCTGTTTCACATTGTATGGATTGAAGTCGGACGGCTTCACGGACTTCGTTTTCTTCGGATCACGGAGTACGTTGGCGACCAAAGCCATCAGAGACGCTGTCTGTCCCCACTCGAAACGGCCACGGGCTTCCGTCATGCGGACGAGCTCACGCAAGGTAAAGCCGTTCGGGTCTACTCCGCAGATTCCTGCGCAGTCCCAGATGAGCCGGTCAACTGCTCCAGCGTGGAGACCACCCGGCTCTCGAATTCGCCGTTCAGCTCGGCTTCCAGTTTCTTCCTTGCTGCTTCGCTGAACTTTCGGCTTGCGGACAGAATCTTCTGCATCACGAGCCGCTTCGCTTCCGGGAAAAAATCAATCACTTCCTCCAAGAGTGCGGTGGTCGCGTGTTCGATGGCGTCGCCTGCCATAGCCTCGCCGAAGTCCTCGTCCGCAATGCCGAGCTTGTCGGCCTGAGGTTTGCAGACGGCGTACAGCACATCCACGAGCAGGACGGGGTCGGAGGAAAGCCGTTCCAGAAGTTCAGCCGAGGGCTTGTTGTTCTTGTCGAGCTCCACAATGGAGTTGAGGTCGACCCTGCACAGAGCACGAACACGTTTGACGGTCGCCACGGTCACTTCGAGTGTCCAGGTGCGGCCTTTGTTGTCGGTGAATGATTTCATTGTTCACCTCACACCCAGACCGGAGCCCGGTCGGAGGCAGTCGGTTTCGCCGTGACCTTGACCGTGACGGCCTCTTCCAGGGGCTGATCCACGGTGAAGCCCGTGACCGAGAAGTCGGCGTCGAGGCCGTGCGCCGTGGTGTCGCCGTCCGTCACGAACAGCGAGATCGGCGTGTTCGAGAAGTAAGCCTCCTTAAACGCAAGGAAATCTTCGTCCTCGGTGTCGTAGAGAATGGTGATTTCGAGCGAGGCTTCCTTGAGGGTGGCGACGCTCAGCTTCCAGCCCTTCGCCTTTCGGGTGGTGACGTCGGCTTCGCCGGACTCCAGGCTGAGGGAAACGTCCTTCACGTTGGTGACCTCAATCGTCCCCTGGGTTCCGGCAGTGCCGCGGAACAGTTTTGCATCAAGACCAAGTTTGATGGCCATATTTTGTACCTTTCATTGTTTCTTGACCGCGTTCTCCCACAGCTTCGGAAGCTGAGGTGCGGTTTTGTTCAAAGTGGGTCCCATGAGGGGACGTTTCGGGTAGCGGCGGCGTCTGTACATCCCGCCGAATTCGTGGGCTGTCATGGACACGCCGATGAACTTCTTGGCGGGGCCGATGACCACGGACATCCGGTTCTTGTCAACACCGAACAGAATCGAGCGTTTCAGCAGTCCGCGTCTGGTGTGCGGAGGTGTTCCCTTTTCCGAGGCGCGTTTCGACTTCAAGACGGCGTTCCGAGCCGCTTTTCGGACATACGCGCCAGCCCTCCGCAGGGATACTATGTTTGCCTTGCTGACTGCCCCCAGAAGCCGCCTCGAATCGAACTCGAAGCGCATTTTTGCAGACATTTTGGCGTAAATCTTTGATTTTTTCCTGAAAAATGACTTTTTTCGCTTGACACGAGGTGGAAACGAGGTTATATTTGTAATAACCCTTAACCTTAACCGAGGAGTGTTCATAATGAAACACAGCTTCTACGACGTCAAAACGAAGAAGAAAGTCCAAGCCGAAGTCACCAAGGCCGTCAAGTACGGCAAGGGAACGATGACCCGCTATGCGTTCAAGGCCCTCACGAAGGACGGCCGGAATCTGACCGCGTTCGTCAGCAAAGCCGACTGGGACAAGTTCAAAAAGTGATCTGATCCCATCAGCCTCTTATGAGTTGCTCGACGCTCTGGTTTTTCCAGGGCGTCTTTTTTTTCAGAGTTCCTGCCGTCTGCAAGTGTCCCTGAACACGAGCTCAATGACACTCGTGAACTGATGCCTCTCTCTGAGGTCGTCGGCTGAATAGATCGGGTTGAATCCGACCGCCACACACTTGGCTCCGCAGAATTCCTTGTTCAGGAAGCTCATTCCGAGCTTCTCGACGGTCGCCAGGAGCTCGTCCAGCTCCTCGTCTTTCGCCCGCTTCATGAAGCCGATCTGGAGCTTGACCGTGCGTTCCTTGAGTGCCCTTGTAATGTTCTTGTAGCTCAACTCGACGGGGACGACAACGACCTTCAGTTCCTCGATCTCGCGGAGAGTAAACTCCGGAGCGAGCGCAGGCTTCGCATGCCAGTCGTCAAGGCTGGCGGCGACCGCCTCGCTCAAAACCAGACAGTCCATATTGTCAATCATCTCCGCATCAGCTCCATGAAGATGTTCCCCATTGCCGCGATCAGGGCGATGACGGCTGCGGCGAGCGTGGAAAGCATCGTCTTCTGCAACTCGGCTGCGGGCTTGCAGGGCGGGAAGTGATGCTGCCCGCTTCCGAAATGCATGTTCAGCATCCCCCTAAGTTCCGCGATGTCCAGTCTCGCCTGGTTCACTTCGTGCCAGAGGTCGCGGGTATCCGGCACGTTGTCTTTGTTTTCGTTCATATCTTTCCGATCTCCTTCGTGTGGATTCGTCTTACCTGGTGTATCGTCCCGCTCCAACGCCAGACTGGCTCGTTTTGCGGTGCCAGCACCTCGTACTCGATGCCGTCATGAAAGATCTTGTCGCCGGACTGCGGGTCTTTCGGCAGAACCTCGGACGGAATCAGGAAATCACGAGAATAGACGTGAATGGTGGTTCCGTAGGAGTTCTCGACCTTGAAGAGCGTCCGGCCGAGCGCGGCGTGGACATGGAGCCTTTCTCCGTCCCTGCGAAGATACTCCACAGGAACGGAGAGCCAGGCATTCCGCTGGGACGTCAACCAGAGTTGGCCTTCTTCCAGCAGTCCCATTGTGCTTAGCTGGCCGCGATGATACCCGCGGAACGAAGGGCTTCGAGGATGTCGTTGATCTTTTCTTTCAGGACGCCCATCGACTCGGAACAGCCAGAATCGCTCGTGAGCGTTCCGAGGTCGGCGATGGCCGCGCTGGCGGAGCCGGAGCCTGCGGCAGCGCCCGCAGAAGCGGAAGCATTGAGCAAGTAGTAGACGAACTCCGAGCTCGCCTGAGCGTTGTAGACAGCGGTGCCGAGGTAGACGTCTGTCTTCTGCTTCGTGGCGACCTCGTTCGCTTCGTCCCAGTAGACCGGGTCGCCGACATCGATGGCTTCGTCAGCCTTCGGGGTTTCGAAAACGCCGGACACGGCGAGAGCACCGAGCTCACCGGCTCTGATGTCGAGGCGGGTAATGCCGACGAATCCGGCAAAGGGAACGATGGTTCCGGCAGGGACATTCTCGGTGGGGCGATAATCGATGGCTTCGCCTTTCTGAACGTAACGTGCAATCATGTTGTTTCTCCTGTTTGAGTTCAAGTTGAAGTTCGGAGGCGGGAGTCGCCCCGCCTCCGGCGGTCATCAGCCAGCCGCACCGGCGGACTTGACCATGCCCCTGTGGTCCTGTTCGCGGACACCGAGGTCGAAGTAGACCCTGAACCAGAGGCCCAAGGTATTGTAATCAGTTTCACCGCGCTCCACGGTCGGAGTGCGCTTGCCCTTGAGGTAGCCGATTTCCCAGGTGTCGGTCTGGTGAGGATCACCGAACAGATACCATGCGGTGGAGGAGGCTCCTTCGTATGCGCTGTTCGCGAGGTACGGGGAGCTGACGACCTGCAGGTTCTCATCCGCGAGGATGTTGAGCGCAGGACGGACGACATTGTCGGCACCGCCAGCGGTGATGAGGGTCGCGCCGCGGGTGAGCTCGATGGCGAGGTGCTTGAGGGCAGTCGGAACGAGCAGGAACTTCGGTTCGACGCTGATCGGCTGACCGTCCGCGTCCACCTGGTCGAGGAAAAGCTGGATGGCCTTCTTCAGACTGTCGGAGGACAGCGCGCTCGTAGCGCCGGTGAGCATGTTCTTGTGAGCGGCGCTGAACAGAGCCTTGCCGTCGAGCTGGACAGGATTCTTCAGCAGGCGGGAGAAGAACAGCTGGTCGATCAGTCTGGCCGCACGATTGCCCATCGCGACCGGCACCTTCATGAAGGCCCCCAGGTCATCATTGATGATCATCTTGCGGGTGAGGCAGAACTTCTTGCCGTAGGTTTCGAGCTGATTCTTGGCCGCTTCTTCGGTGACGCCGCCGTCCTTGATTTCGCCGTCAGCGCCGACCGGGAGCAGATCGCCCACGTCGGTCAGACGGAAACGGTCGTTCTCTTTGAAGTCATTCAGGTCACCGGTGGAACACAGCTTGGTGGCGATGATGGGCTGCGCATCGAAGCTCTTGAGGAGCTTTTTGTTCGCGACGTTGCTCAGGATGCCAGGCAGGGACACGCTGGAGAATGCGGCGCGGATGGTTTCGTTGTCGAAACCGCGGCTGTACGGAATACCGTCCAGCTTCATGCACTCGATCAGGAGCTGCTTGAGCGGCATATCCATTTCGCGCATGCCCGCCTCGATGGTCTTGCCGTCATAGGACTTTTCGAGGTCGTCGGCGGAGATGCCGCAACGAAGGCACATGGCGGCCTCGATGGTCTTGCGGAGACTGTCGCCTTCCGGCTCGGTCTTCACGGAGATGTGGACGTTGGCGGCGGGACGTTCGGCGCGGATGGTTTCGAGCACCTTTTTCGTCACGACTTCGGGCGTCCAGCCGGAGCTGATGGCATCCTTCTCGATTTCGGGAAACTCGCCGTCGCAAATGGCGCGGATTGCCGCGACACGCTCGCGCTCGGCCTTGACTGCGGCAGCGGCGGCATCGCGGGCAGCGGCGGCCACGTCGACGGGAGCGACGGGTTCGGGCTTGACTTCGGGCTGGGCCGCCTGGATTTCGGGCTTCGCCTCGGCCTTGATTTCCGGCTTGGCTTCCGGCTTCGCTTCGGGCTTGACCTCAGGCTTGACGTCTGCCTTGGCTTCAACATCTTTGTTTTCGTTCATGTTTTGAACTCCTTCCTCTTCGGGGTTAGGGTTTGTAAGATCGAATCTTGCGGTGACTTTCATGCTCGTGTGGGCGTCGGCTCCAACGGCAACGACGCTCACTTCGCGGAGGGAAGACCTGCGGACATGATAGAACGGTCCGTCGACGACCTGTCCGTTGACCTCGCGTTTGCCTCGGACGAGCTCGCATTCCTTCACGTCGGCTCCGATACTGAGCTGCCAGTCGGCTCCCGCTTTGCTCTGCGCCACGATGTCGGCGGCCTCCGAGCTGTCGGAGATGATTTCGCCGGAGATTTCG